GGTGCTGCGCAACTCTGTCGGCGAAGAACCGAAGGCAGCAAAAGTCGGCGCTCGCAGGACGGCGGCAAGCGAGGCACGGGCATGACCGCTAACACCTAGTTTGAGGCGCGCCCGTGGAAACGCGGGAGCGGAGTGAAACGCGTATTCGGGCGTCGCGCTCGAAACGCCTGTTGGGCTGAACGGCACGAGGAGATTTAAATGACGAAAGAAGAATGGCTGAAACGCTGTGCAGCACGGTTTCAGGAGCGAGGCGGATTGACTCACGAACAATCGGTAGAGGTCGCGGAAGCGTGTCTGGAATCACAAGACGATCCCGGATTCGTGTTTTCTGAGCTTGCGGATTACAGCCCAGAATCGTGCGCCGATGAAGACATGAGCAACTGGTGATGACGGAAGATCGAAGTGATGCGGCATGTTCGAGCGTCCCGCTTGAGCCGCCTGTTGGGCATAAATACCGCCTGCTGACACGGCGCGACCTAATCGAGCGAGACGACGAGTTTCTTGCCGATGACGGTGAAACATGGCGCACGGACCAAGTGCATTTGTTTGTCGGCATGCAGTACAAACCTGGCACGTTTTTACCAGCGAGGCGCAAGTTGTCGCCCAACACACAGGTTCAGGCCGCGCCCGGCAGTTTGGGCGTCGCGCCTGGAACCGATAGTTAGCCGGCATTTTTACTACGGAGAATGACATGAGCAAGACAATGATTGACAAGATGGTAGATCGTTTCCTTGGCTGGAAACTACCGGATGACTTCGGGCCGGACTGCTACATCACGTTCGACCGCGAGAAGGCCAAGAACCCGAACTGCTGGCCAGTTGGGACGAACCTGCTGACGGCAGAGCAAGCGCGGGCGATGGTGAAGCACATGCTGGCCGACGCTATGCCAGCAGATACCGACGCCTACGCTACGGACAAGGAATGGAAAAACGCTTTTGATGAATTGCCGCCAGCAGGCGTGCCGGTGATTGCTTTTGTGCCTTCTTATGGCGGTGGCGATAAAAGCCGTCGCATCCGCGCGCAATACGCCCCAGCAAAAACGCTTGAGCAGTCATGTGATGTTGAAGGAGGCGAATACGACGAGGAAACGGAAACCTATTGGTGCGCTGCTGGTTGGTACGAGACCAACGAATATGAAGATGTGCATTGGAGCGTGGGGGACAGGGTTACGCACTGGATGCCACTACCGCCGCCGCCCAACACATGATATCCGACAAATGTCCGATAACACCGACATAGCAAGATTATGCGACAAACATTCACTCTACTACCATATCCGCATCCATCCAGAGATAGAGCGTTGAACGCAGTTCGTGACGCGCCGGATGGGTATGTCGTGCAGATCAGCGAGCCGACAAGATCGCTTGAGCAGAATTCGGCGCAATGGCCGTATCTGGATGCTTTCGCCAAGCAGAAACAGCTTTGCATCAATGGCGAAATGCAATGGGTCACGGCAGACGACTGGAAAAATGTTTTGACCGGATGATGGAACGGTGAAATGCGTATGGCCGCATTTGACAACAAGGTAATCATGCTTCCTCAGAGAACAAGCAAGATGGGAAAGCGTGCATTTAGCACATGGCTTGAGTTCCTGATTGCGATGGCCGCTACCAGTGACGTGATTGTCTATCCGGAAGACGCACATGCGTAAATGCCGCACTTGTGGCACACGCTACGAGCCGACCAGGCCGATTCAAACGGCATGCAGTCCGGCATGCGCTATCGAGCAAGCCAAGGCATCCAGGCTAAAAAAAGAGGCCAAGGAGGACAAGGCAAAGCGCGAAAAGATGAAGTCTCGCGCGCAGTGGATGAAGGAAACCCAAGCCGTGTTCAATAGATTCATTCGCGGCAGAGACGCCGGCCAGCCGTGCATCAGTTGCGGCCGGTATCACCAAGGCCAGATTCACGCCGGCCACTACCTTAGCTCCGGCGCGCGGCCGGAGCTAAGGTTTGATGAGCGCAACGTCCATGCCCAGTGTGCCCCGTGCAACAACCATTTGAGCGGAAATATTGCGCTGTACCGCATTGCCCTGATAGCCAAGATCGGGCTGACGGCGGTAGAGGAACTGGAAGGCCCGCACGAGCCGAAAAAGTACAGTATTGACGAGCTAAAAGCGATTAAAGCCTACTACTCAAAAAAACTGAGAGAGATTGAATGACATGCGCACAATGCACCTGTTTGCCGGAGCCGGCGGCGGACTGCTCGCTGACCTCATCCTCGGGCACACGCCTGTTGTCGCTGTTGAGTGGGTGCCTTACGCCTGCCAAGTATTGCGAGAGCGAGCCGCAGAAGGTTGGTTTCCAGACCTGCACGTGCACGAAGGAGACGTTAGGCTGTTTGATCCATCCGACTACACCGGCAGAGTGGATTGCATCAATGCAGGATTCCCTTGCCAAGATTTGTCAAACGCTGGAAATAAAGCGGGACTTGGCGAAGGAACAAGAAGCGGTCTTTACCGCGAAGTGCTGCGAATCGCTGGCGTGGTTCGACCGAGATACCTATTCCTGGAAAACGTCGCAGCAATCCTTTCTGGAGGGTTGGGAACCGTACTCGCAGACCTGGCCGCGCGCGGGTATGACTGTCGCTGGTGTTGCCTGGAAGCATCTGGAGTCGGAGCGCCGCATAAACGCGACAGATGGTGGTTGCTTGCCACAAGGGCCGACACCGAACGCACTTCCCGCAAGCAACGATCTAAACCTGATTTGCAGCGGAGACGGGCGGACGAAGCCGAACAAGCTGGGGCGGGCGGTTGCGATGTGGCCGACACCGACAGCACACGATTACAGATCACAGCACGCGGATATGTCGGAAGCATTCACGCAAAGAATGAAACACTCAAGAGGAGTTTCACTGGTGGAGGAAATGCAGCGACGTGGGGAAATTGGGCAGTTGAACCCGACGTGGGTCGAGTGGCTCATGGGGTGGCCTCCAGGGTGGACCGTCTCAAAGCATTGGGTAACGGCCAAGTGCCTATGCAAGCCGCAGTCGCATGGCGATTGCTCGGAGGCAAATGATGGCCACAAATAAGCGCCCATCAAAACACTACCGCCAGAAATACAGTGCTGGTTACATGCTGCTACCTCAGCAACGCGATGCAATCGTACTACCTGTTCATGCCTCGTTGATGAGCATTGAAATGGGCCACGGAAACATCACCAACAGGCACACGATTGCGGCGTTTCTGAACATCACCAGCCTGCTTTCGAAGCGCATGCACTCGGCGACTGAAACATCCAGCATTGTCGAGCGTGGCATGTATGCCCTGGTGGCATCAGATCGTCGCTGGATGGATACCGGAAAGTGGGGATTCAGCGGACCGGAGATGATCGCTATCCGCGAGGCTATTACGGTCGGAGATCAGCTCATCAAGCGCGCCAACTCTGTCATGCTGGCGGCAGTCGTAGACCGGGTTTCTGCTTTGAACAACAGATCGCCGGAGACGCTTGGAACGGTGGAAGAACCGTTGTCAGCGTGATATGATTTACCCGCGCCGTGATGGGCGCAATGCTGGTCGAGATAGCAGTCTCCTATGGGCTGATTCATCCGACCGAATCTAAACCCGCAACGGGTGCAGGCCAGCCGGAACCATCACCGGATGGATCAGCACCATAGGAGATTGAGATGGAATACGATGCTTTCGTCGCATCAAAGCGACGTTCAGAAGTGCCAACAGGCCATACCACGGGCGAACTTAATCCGCATCTGTTCGACTTTCAGCACGCGATTGTTTCGTGGGCTGTGCGGCGTGGGAGGGCGGCAATTTTTGCCGATACCGGACTCGGAAAAACTTTGATGCAATTGGCATGGGCGCAAGAAGTATCGGCGCACACTGGCGGAATAGTTCAGATTCTGGCCCCGCTTGCTGTGTCGGATCAGACCATCGAACAAGGGCAGGCGTTCGGTATTGAAGTGCGCAAAGTTCCTCACGGCGGTTCGCCTGATTCGCCCGGCGTTTGGATCACCAACTACGAACGCATGGACGCGATTGATTTCTCCGATCTGTCCGGGGTAGTGCTGGATGAGTCATCTATCCTCAAGTCGCATGACGGAAAGACCAGGGCAAAGATCATCGAATCATCGCAGTGTGTGCCGTATCGGCTTTCATGCACCGCTACACCGTCGCCAAATGATTTCGAGGAATTGGGAAATCAGTGCGAGTTTTTAGGCGTCATGTCGCGTACCGAAATGCTAGCGACGTATTTTATCAACGACACCGGCGACACCGGGACATGGAAGCTAAAGGGATGGGGGCAGTCTCGTTTCTGGGAGTGGATGGGATCGTGGGCAGTCGTCATTCGCAATCCGGCCGATATCGGGTTTGATGGTTCGCGCTACGAACTGCCGGATATTGTTTACCGTGAGCATGTTGTCGCGACAAAAACACTCGAAGGCGAGTTGTTTGCACGACCAGCGCAGACCATGCAGGATCGCAGACAAGCTCAGCGTCAGAGCATTGAGGACCGTTGTCGCGCACTTGCCGCTGTGGTCAACAGCGAACCGGATGAGCCGTGGCTGATCTGGTGTCACTTGAACGATGAAGCCGAAATGCTGCGCCAGTTGATACCTGGATCAGTCAACGTACAGGGCAGCGATTCAACTGAGTCTAAAACGAAAAACCTGCTTGGATTCGCGCATGGAGACGTGAAAAATCTTATTTCAAAGCCAAAAATAGCAGGTTTCGGGATGAACTGGCAGCACTGCGCCCGCATGGCTTTCGTGGGACTTGATGACTCGTTTGAGAAGTTTTATCAGGCGGTCCGTCGCTGCTACCGATTCGGCCAGACGCGCAATGTTCACGTTCACGTTTTCACAGCGGAGAGCGAAGGGCAAATCCTGGCTAACATCAAACGCAAAGAGATCAATCACCACGAAATGAGCACCAACATGATCGAACATATGAAGGACATCATGAACGCAGAATTGAAAGGCCAAACCAACATCGTCGATGAGTACCGCGAGGCCGAATTCAGCGGCGACGGATACACGGTCTATCTCGGTGACTGTGTGAAGTGGTCGCGCAAGATGGCCGACAACAGCATCGACTATTCAGTTTTCTCGCCGCCGTTCGCTGATTTGTTTGTTTACTCGAACAGCGACCACGATATGGGAAATTGTGCCGACGATGATGAATTTGCGGCACAACTGAAGTATCTGATTTCAGAACTGTTTCGAATTATCAAGACCGGCAGGAACGTGTCGTTTCACTGCATGAACCTTCCGACAACAAAGATGCGCCAAGGGTTCATTGGGCTGCGAGATTTTCGCGGGACGCTGATCCGTGCGTTTCAGGATGCCGGGTTTATCTACCATTCTGAGGTATGCATCTGGAAAGACCCGGTGACCGCCATGCAGCGCACCAAAGCACTTGGCCTGCTGCACAAGACCATCCGCGAGAACTCAACCATGAGCCGCATGGGCCTGCCTGATTACGTGGTGACGATGCGCAAACCTGGCGATGCAGAAGTCCGCGTCACGCATGGCGACGATCTGCCTGTGCTGATGTGGCAGAAATACGCCAGCCCGATATGGGATGACATAAACCAGAGCCGCACGCTTAACAAACTGCCGGCGCGCGATGAGAACGACACGAAGCATATGTGCCCTCTTCAACTCGACGTCATCGAGCGGTGCATTCATCTGTGGACAAACCCTGGAGATTTGGTTTTTTCTCCGTTCACTGGAATCGGCAGCGAGGGCGTTTCAGCGGTTAGGATGGGGCGCAGATTCGTCGGAACTGAGCTGAAGCCGCAATATTGGGAATTGGCTTGCCAAAACATCAAGGACGCCGTTGATATACATCAAGGCGGACTATTTTGATGTTTTCCGTATTCATCGCCACATTCGCGCTCGTTTTCCTCCGTGCCATGCAGCAACAGCACGTCATCGGCGGGCATTACATCGCCGCCGCGCTGACGCCGTTTTTGATTGCCTGCGCTGAGGTTGCGAGCGTGCTGTACGTGGTATCAATAGGCTGGCCGGCTGTGCCGTTTGTCGGTGCGGGCGGTGCGTGCGGCGTAACACTGGCGATGTTTGTTTACAGGCGTAAAAGGTAAAAATTTTGTCCTTATGTTGCCCAGCGAACAGACAGATGATAGGATTTAAGCGTGGGGACAAGCGTTTGGCCGCGCCTGTCCTACTGCACTAGGACTTACCCACACCTTCTTTTTACTTGTGCAGAGGTATCAATGAGCTTCGCGTACCTTCCCCTTTATACAGGGGACTATATCCGGGACACACAGCATCTTTCATGCTCAGAGCATGGGATTTATCTTAAGATGCTGATTCATTGCTGGGACCAAAAAGGTCCGGTTCCACTTGATGAACGTCGCTTGATGGGTATTGTCAACGCTCGTTCTACGGATGAAATTGAAGCCATGCGAAGGGTGCTCCATGAGTACTTTGTCCGCATGGATGACGGCTGGTACAACAGGAGAATGCAACGCGAAATAGAGCGTTGCGAGAACATCAGCAGCAGTCGCTCAGATGCAGGAAAAAAGGGTTATCAAGCAAAAGCCAAGCAAATGCCTGGCAAATGCTTAACACTTGATAAGCAAGTGCATCTATCCCCATCCCCATCCCCATCCCCATCCCCACCATTAACCCAAAACAAAGAAGATCAAAAACCTACGCGATTTTCTGCGCGAGAATATTTGCTGGGAAAGGGGGTTGAAGAGCAAGAGGCAAATGACTGGCTTAGAGTCCGCAAGGAAAAGAAGCTGACGCCAACAAGGGCATCTATCGATGCAATTGAGAAAGAGGCAATTAGGGGAGGAATTGACCTTCCAAGAGCCATCCATCATTGCTGTGAAAACGCATGGGCAGGCTTTAAGGTTTCATGGATAACGCGTGATGCGGTTTCAAGCGAGCGCAACCCATGGGACGGTGCATCATGACGCTCGCCGAACTCGCCAACATGCGTCGGCTACGTGCCAAACCGGCTTTCCCGATAGTCATCACCGACCAGGCAGACATACATGAATTTTGCGCAACGAACGACCTGCCGGTTATGTGGCAGCCTGCAATATCAAATGACGCCGACCTTCGCCCGCTGCATGGCTTGGATGTCTGGGTAATCGGACATGGATTCGGCCTCCGTGCGTTATCGGTATTGGTCAACGCAAATCGGCCTGACTCGATGTGGATGACTGGCCGGTTTGCATTCGCCAGCCGCATCAACTGCGCAATAGGCCGTGAGGCGATGATATGCAGGTAGTCCCGGACACCATTGATTTTGAAGCCTGGATGGTTGAACCTGACCATAAGCGAAAGGTGCGCGCGGCATCGTTATACATCGATGAACTTATAGAGCGACTGACGTTACCGCAAGAAGCAAATGGCGCAATGCTTCCGTGGCGCAAGACATCAAACCAATTTAGACTTCGCCGAAACGAGATAACACTGTGGCCTGGCATCAACGGGCACGGAAAAAGCCTCGTCATCGGCCAGATCATGTTGGCAGCCATGGGACAGGGTGAAAAGGTGCTGATCGCCAGCATGGAGATGAAGCCGGTATCGACCATGCAGCGGATGTGCCACCAGGCGCACGGGATGGAGGAAATAACACCAGACGACGCTCGCGAGTTTGCTAACTGGACAGATGGTAAGTTCTGGATTTATGACCACCTAGGCAGTGAGGCATGGAAAAAGTTGATCGGCGTTTTCAGGTATTGCTGCGCGGAGATCGGTATTACCCAGATCGTGATTGATAGCCTCATGCGGTGCGGTATTGCCGATGACGACTATCAGGGACAGAAAGCCTTCATGGACGCTTTGTGCACGCTGAAAATGGATTATCCAGTGCACATTCACCTGATTTTGCACAGCCGCAAGTTGAACGATGAAAGCCAGCTACCTGGAAAGTTTGACGTGAAAGGCACCGGGACGCTGACCGACCTGGCCGACAACGTCGTGACTGTATGGCGCAACAAGCGCAAAGAGGAAGCTGTAAAAACTGTGAGCTACATGCGCAGCGAGAAGGACGAAACCGCCATGAAAGGGCCGGATTGCCTGCTGGTTGTAGACAAACAGCGGCACCATGAGTGGGAGGGGAAAATCTCTCTCTGGTATGCGTCCGGAAGCCAGCAGTATGTCGCTGAAGAAGACGCGAGAACGCAAAACCTGATGGAACTGTTCGCGTGATATGGATCTGAAAACCATGCTTATCGCCGCCGATTTTGCCTACGCCTACAGCGACGACGACAAGGCCATCATCCGCAAGATGGCAATGGAAGACCGGGAAGGACTTACCGCCGCGCTTGAAGCTGATCCGCTATTGCCGTGGATGGCTTACGAGAACGGGTTGATTGATGAAGCACCAACGCCAGCTACAGTCTTGGCGACACGAAAGGAACCATATGAACCGATTTGAAGACATCCGCAACTGGGCCTCAGCAAGAAATCTGATTCAAGGCAGCACCACCGACAAGCAAATGCTGAAGCTCGGTGAAGAGTTTGGCGAACTGGCCGGAGCATTGGCCAGGGGAAAAGATAACGAAGCAGACGATGCGATTGGAGACATGGTTGTAGTGTTGACGATCTTGGCTGCGCAGCGTGGTGTGCAGATCGAAGCGTGCATTGAAAAAGCATGGATCGAAATCAAGGACCGAAAAGGCCGGATGGTTGACGGTGTTTTTGTGAAGGAAGGGGATTGAAATGGATGAGCGTATTATTGAACTTGAGCAACAACTATCCGCCTCACAGGCCCGCGAGAAGGCGCTACGAGATACACTTGAGTCATTCAGCCAAAGAGCATGGATGGATCGGTTAGTAAGAGTTGAATTGAAAACAGCACTCGCCCAATTAACCGACGACACTGCCCTGAAAGACATGCTTGCAGCAGAGCGTGAAAAATACGCACAAGTCTGTGATGAAGTTGCCAAGGATGAGTTTGGGTTTTACGCGGAAGACTGCGCAGGAGCTATCCGCGCACTAGGAGAAGCATGAAACCGAACAAACAAATGCGGGCAGCAATTAAGGCCGGGAAGGAAGCCGCGAAACGAAACGCAAAAAAGAAGTGCGGAGCGTGTAATGGCAGCGGTTATTACGATGCAAAAGGAAGCCCGAAGTGTGCATCTTGTAACGGAACCGGCCTTGCGCCGACTTTTGGAGAAAGCGAGAAATGAAACTACAAGCCTTGATAGACACACTGGAAACTAACATTGGCCGCGCGGACGACGACAACTGGATAGCGCTGTGCCTGCAAGTGCCAGAGGCCGAAGAGTTGCTGCGCGAAATGGTTATGCTGAAAGCAGCGTGTGAAGCGGTGCGCCAATATCCCGGCGTGGTCGAGTACGTGGGGACGAAAATTATAGGCTGGATGAGCTTGTTGGGCATGGAAAGGATTGAGATGAAAGCGATTGCGAAACTATTTCTTGGCGGGATTGAGGATGGCGAATATGGCGAGATCGACATAGAGATATCTCACCGAGAGATCGAGGCCATTCAGGAGCGCCTGGTCACTGGCAGCGACGACGTTTGGGTGCAACTGTACGCACTGGGCGAAGCGACCGACGAAATGATCGACGCAGCCTGCGCAGCAGTGCCGGGGATGTACCGAGTAGATGCGATGCGCGCGATTGAGGCCGCATTGGCAACATTGTCGCCAAACATTGCGTGAACGCATCTGTGCGGATATTAAGGCCGAAGATGACTACTGCATAACCTACGGCGACTACATGCTCGACTCGAACGACTGCATCCAGGTTGCGCGAGGAATATGGGCGCGACCCGATTGGGGCGGGCCTAAC